TTACTGATGACTCTAAGTAATGTCTACATTTCATTCAAAGATGTTTAGAGTTCCCATTGAGGATGTCTGAATGAGTCAACGCTAGTTTCATGGCGTAATTAATTCATTCATAAGCGATTAATTACCTGGTATTGGTAATGACGCATAAAAGGGGGCTATTAAGTTTTTACTTGATAGCCCTTTTATATTATGTTATATATATATCATATCTTTTTTAAACCTATGCCAAGACAAAAGCAGGAATATATACGCTACATGTGTCAATTTCGACCAGAGCAATATGACAAACTAAAAAAAGCAAGTGAAGATGGTATACCTATGGCATATCACATCAGACTTGCTGTTGATAATTACTTTCAGGAGTTAAGTTAGATTAACCTTTATTAATTAACTTCTGTTCAAATGCTTTTCTACTTCTCTCTTCTGCTGAGATAGGAGGTTCTCCACCAGTATCATCATATAAATATTGAGGTGTTGGATCTATTTCATAAGGACTAGAATAATCATCATAATCATCACCGTATTCATCCCACCAATCATCTATTAAATCTTGTGAATAACTAAGACTATATCCATCATCAGATTCTCTACAAACATCAGCAAAATATTCTGCAAAATCTTCATAAAATTCTGGTAACAAATTATAATCTTTAGCTATTTCATTAGCTCTATCGGTGCAGTGTTCATAAAATTGTTCAGCCATATATTCTTGATCTTTTTGATCCATGACTTGATCTGGTAATGGGTTGTCAATCATTTTCGTTAGCGAATTTTCGTGTTTGTTATTTTTTAATGAAATATTTTAATCTGTCTTCATATTTTTCTATCTTCTCTAAAGTTTCTTCATCTTCCTTATTTTCATATTCATCACAATACTTATCGTATTGCTCCATGTTTCTATTAAACATTCTTTCCATTAAATCAATTTTAATCTGATATTCACTTATAAATTCTGCTTTTCTATCCTCTTCCCACGAAACTATATCAGGTTCATTAATGACTTCATCATACCAACCATAAAAAGTTGATTTATGAACGTCATCAAACTCTCTCATGCATCTTTTAACTACTTGATTCCTATTGAGTTTTCTAACTCTAATAAGTTCTTTCATTCTTTCTTTGCATGATTCCTTATTAGGATTTTCTTTAACCATTATCTACCTCTTTCCTTTTTGGATTCATTCATGGGTTTTGTTTCATTCATGATTAATTAATTTAATAAACTATGTATATATGATATCATAAACATATACTTATGCATATCATTCATGTCAAATATAAAGAGGTTCATTCATGACCATGACATTCATGACTCTATAGAGTTCAATTCATTCAGAATTAATAAAAATCATTCAATTAATACTCAAAATATTGATTCTGATATATTATTTAAATTTTTATTTTTATATTTTTTAAAATCTAAATAATATTTATTTTTTTTATTTATACCTTAGCTAGTTGTTTTTTATTTCTATTGATAACTTTTAAAGCTTCTCCAGCTACTGATCCTTTTTCTTGCATACCATGAAGTAATAAACCGAATCCATTCTTACCCTTATCCAGGTAGCAATGAGAGTCATCTTTATCTATTGATAAACCTAGTCTTATTGCTTCATCTTCACTGAATACAACTTTAGAAAACCTTTTAAAATTATCTTTTATTAAATAATCATACCTACCACCGTAAGAACACGTTAAAAACATATTTTTAGGCAATCTATTATTAAGAAATAATTTTAATGATTTACTATAACAATAAAAGATTAAATCTTTATTCATTCCAGCTACATTCTTAAAAGCCTCTAAATATAAAGGGTGATAAAAATCCCCGCTTTCATGTATCCTGACTTTATTAACATTCTTCTTTTTAACTTGTATCGATTGATTTATTAATTCAGTTAATCCTTTTAAATCATTATTCATAACATAACTATTAATTAAATCAAAATTATATTTTCTACTTTTATAAACATTAGGGTATCTTAATTCTTCACTAGCAGCAAAGCAAGTAAAAATACAATCATCACCACGTTTTAATGTTCTTTTATTATCTTTATTTATTTCTACAAATGATTTGCATTTATTAGCACCTGGACAGGTACGCCCAGCGGGTAAAGACAATATTAAAGTATCTTTAGATAATTTTTTATTGCCCTTACTCATTTTGAGTAAGTTCATGTTTAATTAATTTAAATAAGTTTTTAATTGAAAGTAAAAATACTTTCATTAAAAGGATTAAATTAATAATCCTTTTAAAGTAAGTATCAATTTATTTTTTTATATTCTTCTTTTTTTATTTCAATTAATATTTCATTACACAATTTTATTTTATTTTCATTTTCCCATTTTAATTCTTCACTAATATCATTCTCATGATATCTATTTTCATTTAATTTAATCATCCTTTCTTGACTAACTAAATCTTCTATAAATGCTAAACATTTTGAATTCATAATTAACCTCTAATAATTTGTATGTGATCTCTAATAAATTTTATATCCCTTTCAATATCGGCCTTTAATACCTTTTTCGCCTTTAATGTTTTTAACCTCTCATTATCCAGGTTTATAATATCCAGGATTGATTCTTTAATTTTTGAATTCATAACTAATTAATTTAATAAGGTTTAATGAAACTAAAATATAATAGTTTCATAAAAGGATATTACTAGTATCCCTTTAAGAAAATATTATTATTTTTTTTATTTTTTATTCTTCTTTTTCTCTCTCTTCTAAAGTTTCTTTTATTCCCTTTAATCCTAGTTCGCTTTCTTCTAACATTTGAACATATTCATTTATTATTTCCCACATATAATCTTTATCTTTTGAACAATGCAACATGATTTTATTTGCAATATTATTTGCTTGACTACTCCAACCATTATATAAATTAAATAATTCTCCATTACACCAATCATATAAAATTTTCTCCAATTCTTCTAATTCTTCTTTTTCATATTCATAGTCACTTTTATCTAAAGTAACAAAATAATTTCCATTATTTAAAATTTCTAAATATCCACCATTGCTATAAATTCTTATTTTTTCAGTTTCCTCTCTTAAAATACATATTCCCCAATTATCCAACATAACTTGATTACTTTTATCAATCTCAAAATAATCCTTTTTCCAATCGTTATAAAAAACAAATTTATTTTTATTTGTTTTTAAAGTTTCTGTAAAGTTGTTCATTGTTTTAATTAAATAAATTGTTTTTTTTGTAAAGGTTACTTGATATTACATATTCATATAAATCTTTTAAATTCTTTTCAATCTCCTTTTCATCCTTGCCAATATAATCATATTCTTTATCTCCTAAATAAGGATGCATAAAATAGTGATCTCCATTCTCTAAAATTTCATACCAACTTCCGAAAATAAATACTCTTATATACTTTGGTGGAATATTTCCAAAGTTAATTCCACCACTTATACAATCTTTTGGAACTTCCATTGACTCCAATAAATCATAATTCTCTTTTATAAATGGAACATCATAATAATGATTTTTCCATTCTTCAAAACTAATCTTTTTCATAGGTTTAATTAAATAAGTTTTTAAAGTAAATAATCTCTATCAATAGAATCTTTTAACTCTTCTAATTGAGATTGTGGTAAAAATTGAATGATTGATTTAATAATTTGATCACTATTAAATTTCTCTTTTAATAAATCAATATCATTTAATATTTGAATTCTTAAGTCTTGAGTATCCATAATTTAAAATTGAATAATTGAATAAAAAAAGATAGAGAAATTTAATTCTCTATCTCTGTAATTGGTTTACTGATTTCTTCTTGCCTTATATCATCTTGTAACTTTTCAACCATATCCGATAAAGTCACATTGAATAATTTATTAAACATAGTTTCATAAAAATCTTTTTTACTTCCATCATGTTTAATTTGATAATCTTCTGTTGAAGTAATAGCCAATACAATTGTGTTGTATTCTTCAGCGGTTAATAATTTTGGATTGTTCATAGTTTAATTAATAAAATAATAGGTTTATTTATATATAATTATATATCATTTATTAGAGTTTGAATAGTTTCATTTCTTTCTTGTAATTGTCCGTTTTTAATAGGATGATCATTACCAATTGAAGAAAGAATAAAAGTAATAAAGATAATAAAAATTAAGTAGAATTTCATGGGTTTAATTAATTTGAGTTAGTGTTTATTTTTGCTATTTACTTTTATTAGTCTTGTAAATAGCTTTTTACTGTATTAGCTATTTATTACCTAAAGAGATAATTAAAGCTTCACAGAGGATTTAAAGAAGTAATAAAACTAATTTATTCCTACCTATATTGTAGCAAAAAATCTAGTATTTTAGTATACTAATTTAATATTAATCTATGAGTATTTTTACTTATTTTTTATTCTATGGGGTAGGGTTAGAAAATATTTTTTATTTTTTGCGTGCGTGGGTAACTTAAATATATTCTGAGAATCTTTATTGCTTAGGCTCTATGCGAATAGCGAGTTCTGGGGCTTGAATATTGACTGTCTCGACAGATTCCCCTACTACTTTGCCTAAAGAGTCTAGGATCTGTGCGGCTGTCTGTAGTTGACCTTTTGCTATAGCTTTATTAAAAAGACGCATACGCATGGCTTGTAGACGAGGAATCATTTTATCTCTTTCCTTAAGCCAATCTTCATCATTCCAGGCTTTAACTCTCCCCCAATCAGCCCAAGCGGTAGGTTCAGAGATACCTTCTCTTTTAGAATGTTCTATGACTAGTTGACGTGTAGTTTTACCTTCGAGTTGACGTGAGTATAATCTTTGAGACCTTGCTTCTATAACTGCTCTTGAATTTGAGCCTCCTGTGTATTTTTGAACACGGGGTTTACGTTGAGGAACGGGTAAGTCTAAATTTAAGTTGTTGTTAATAAAAGATTCAGCCACGAACTTGTTTTATGAGGGTGTTAATATTTCGATGATAGCTTTAAAAGTGTAAAATGCGAAAGAAAATGAGTAATATTGTGAAAAAAGGTGTAAATGAGTCTAAATGAGATCAGTTTAAGGTATGCACAAGGGGAGGTGTTTAATAGTGATAAGAGATTTAGGGTGTTAGTAGCTGGAAGAAGGTTTGGTAAATCATACCTTTCTTGTATAGAACTACTCAGAGGAGCAATTAACAGGCCAAATGAAGTTTATTTCTATTGTGCTCCTACATATAGGATGGCAAAGGATATTGCGTGGAAGGAATTGAAAAGATTAACTCCTAGAACGTGGGTTCAGAGTAAAAATGAGACAGATTTGAGACTTGATTTAATTAATGGTTCGAGTATTGAGTTGAAGGGAACAGAAAATGCTATGGCATTGAGGGGTAGAAGTTTAGCTGGTGTTGTATTGGATGAGGCTGCATTTATGGATAGAGATGTATGGGCTGAAGTCATAAGACCTGCATTGGCTGATAAACAGGGTTGGGCTTTGTTTATTAGTACTCCTGATGGAACTGCTAGTTGGTTTTATGATATGTGGTGCTTTTGTGGTGAACAGGAATGGGATGATTGGCAGAGATGGAGTTTTACAACTATTGAGGGGGGTAATGTAAAGAAAGAGGAGGTTGAAGCTGCTAGGGGGCAGTTAGATGCGAGGACATTCAGACAGGAATTTGAAGCCAGTTTTGAAAATCTTACTGGATTGGTGGCTGTTAGTTTTGCTGATGGCAATATTGATAAGGAAGTACAGGATTTACACATGCTTCCCTTGTTAATTGGGCTGGATTTTAACGTTGACCCTATGGCAGGGATCTGTGCGGTGAAGCATAATGATACGCTATATGTTTTTGATGAGATTATGCTGACAGGAGGTGCTACCACATGGGATTTTGCAGAGGAAGTTACAAGAAGATATGGGGTTGATCGTAGAATTATTGCTTGTCCAGACCCTACTGGAAGTGCAAGAAAGACGAGTGGTGTCGGAGTAACAGATCATACGATACTTAGACGTAGTGGATTTACTGTTATGAGTCCTAGAAGCCCTTGGAAGATCAGAGATAAGATTACTGCTGTCAATACTGCCCTGTTTGATGCTAATGGTGATAGAAGGACGTTAATACATCCTCGTTGTAAAGAATTGATAAAAGCACTTAGAACATTAACGTATGCACCTAATACTGGTTTACCTAATAAGAATCTTGGAGTAGACCATGCGTTCGATGCTTTTGGTTATCTTTGTCTGCAACAATTTAACTTAGCGAAGCCAGAGACATTAGGACAGACTTCGTTTAGAATATATTAAGATACCCTTTTGCTTATGGCCTACGGAATGTCAACAACAAAAAAGAAAAAGAAGAAGAAAAAGGGAGGCAAGAAGAGACATGAATGTACCTGTCAATAAAGCGTTATACTCACGAGTAAAAGCAGAGGCTAAACGTAAATTTAAAGTTTATCCTTCTGCTTATGCCAATGCTTGGTTAGTACGAGAGTACAAAAAGCGTGGCGGTACATATCGCACTGAGGCAAAGAAACGTGGCAAGAAGTAGTGGTGGTTTAACCCGTTGGTTTAAGGAGAATTGGGTTGATGTAAAAACTGGTAAACCTTGTGGTCGTCAGAAAGGAGAAAAACGTGGCTATCCTGCCTGTCGTCCTAAAAAACGTGTATCAAGTAAGACACCTAAGACTGTAGGAGAGATGTCAGCGAGTGAAAAAGCAAGATTTAAGCGTGAAAAAACAGGAAGTAAGAAAATAACTTATCAACATAGACGCAAAAAGAAAAAATAACTGTAAAAAACCCTATTTCACGGTAATATAATCGTATAAGTTAAATTTTCTTTAAATCATGGCATTTTTTCGTGGAGAAGAAGGCTCTGTTGCATTTGATAACGGAACTGGATCAGTCGGAGCTATAGCTTCTACAACAGCTTGGACATTAGATATTACAAAAGATACATTAGAATGTACTGCTCATGGTGATACTTCAAGAAAATATGTAGGAAGTCTTATCTCTGGTTCTGGAACTGTAGATCTTCTTTATACAGCAACCTCTGGCGATGATACTGCTGAAATCATTAATGATATTTTAACTGCGGAAGATGCTGGCGATGCTTCATTTAACTTATTTTCAGATACCTCTGGAGGTAAAAAGCATAGTTTCAACGGTATTATTACAGGCACATCATTTAGTTCAACTGTTGGTGATATAAGTACAGTTTCAGTAAGTTTTCAGGTTAATGGACCTATTACTTCTGCTGTTTAATGCCAAAAAGATCTTATTCTCCCAAGCAACGCAAACTTGCTGCGGTTGCTCCTCCACGGGATAAGATCACGGCTGCTGATCTTAAAAAACTTAATGCCAAAAAGAAAAAGAGGAAAAAGAAATGAAGAAAAAAGAACTTACAGCTAGGCAAAAAACTGCTTTAGCAAACCATAAGAAGAAGGGTACTCATACTGCACAGCACATGAAGATAATGAAAGAAGAAATGTTGAAAGGTAAGACATTTATGCAGGCACATTCAATAGCAATGAAGAAAAAAGGAAAGTAATGCCAAAAAGAAAAGGAGTCAGTTTATCAGTTGGAAGAGGCGAAAAGTCTAAGAAAGGTGGGCTGACTGCTAAAGGACGAGCAAAATATAACAGAGCTACAGGTAGTAATTTAAAAGCACCAGTAACAGAAAAGAATCCAACAGGAAAAAGAGCAGCGAGAAGAAAAAGTTTTTGTGCAAGAATGAAGGGAGTAAAAGGTCCGATGAAAGATAGTAAAGGCAGACCCACTAGAAAGGCATTAGCATTAAAGAGATGGAGGTGTTGACATGACTTATGCTGTTCCTGGTCCAATCAGAACCAATATAATTTCTTCTACTTCAGCAGGAGGTGAAGATAGTCCTTTTACTAGAACTAGAGCAGTTTTAGATATGATGAAAGGATGGGAGATAATGAAGGCTGTCACTGAAGGCACTGATTATCTCAGACAAAACAGTGAAGCATTTTTACCTTTAGAGCCAAGAGAAGATTTTGATGCTTACCTTGCAAGAGTAAATAGAGCAGTATTCAGTCCTTTTACACAGAGATTAATAAGAGCAGCTACAGGTTTAGTTCTTCGTAAACCTATAACACTAACAGGAGATCCTTATTGGACAGAAATGTTCAAAATGGATGTTGATGGTTGCAAATCAGATTTAGATGAATATGCAAGAAGAATACTTATGTGTTCTTTAACTTATGGTCAAAGTCATATCCTTGTTGATTATCCAGCTCCTTCTGGAGCGAGAAGTTTAGCCGAAGAAAGAGCACAGGATCGCAGACCATATTGGATAGAAGTTGATCCTACGAATTTATATGGTTGGAGATTAGATAGAGAAACAAACTATGGTAATTTAGTACAGGCAAGAATCGCTGAAAAGGCAGTATTACCAAGTGGTCAGTTTGGTGAAAAGGTTTTTGACCAGATAAGAGTTATAGAGCCTGGTAGGTATAGGGTTTTTCGTAAAAAAGAACAAATTGAAGAAATGTACGATGTTTCTGATAATAGTTCTGTTGGCGAGTTTGAAGTTGCCACAACACAGAAAGATTATGCACAGGTTGAGTCTGGCAGTTTCTCTCTTGGTGAAATACCATTAGTTACTATTTATTCTGGCAAGACAGATAATTTAGTAAGTAAACCACCTTT